GATGTGTTACAATTTAAATTTAACCAAGGACTAATTAAAAATCCACTTGAAAAATCATTACAATATTTTATTAATGTTGACATTGTTATACAACCTCCTGAAGAATCGCCCCCTATAATAATATCTTGATATCGTTTTTCTAAAAACTTTTTCAATTTCATTACATCATCAATTTGTGACGGGTAACTTTTTATAGGTGGCAATACAAAATCAGGAGCATATATATCATACCCTGTTAAATTACATAACATATAACAAAAATATATATAAGATTCTTCCCTTGGTGATTCATATAAAAAACTCCCACCATGAATAAATATTATTGCTTTACTATTATTTCTCTCTACATTTTTTTTATAAACATCTATATAACCTCTTCCTTCTTTCCATTCATTTAATATATCATTTTCTTTTATACATGTTTTTATAATATTATTTTTTATTTGATTATATTGACTATTATTTACTATATATTTCATTATAGTTTAGTAAAGAAATTTTATCTCTGTATTAATTATATGATAAATAATATAATTAATATAATTAATAATAAAAGTGTAAAATTCTATTTAAAATTATTTTTAATTTTACTATTAGTTTTGTTTTTCTTATATTTAACAAATTGTTACATAAAAAGAGAGAATTTTGAACAAAATAATACTTCACAAAAAAATACTATATCTAAAAATATAAATAATATTGAAGTTCCTTCTGATTTTCTACCAACTCACCCTTGGACTAACGCAAAATCTGGTTTAGATATTGTTGATAATCCACAGGAACATTATCTTTATGAGCATGATAAAAAAGCTGAAAAATATGATAAAGATTCCTCTCAATTTACAAGGAGTTTTAGTTGTAGACCTTCTATAACTGGAGTATTTACTGACTGTGGACCTTATTCATTTAACGCTTGCGGACCTATAAAACCAAGCACTTCTGATTATGATAAATCAAAAAATAAAAAACATAGAAAACATAGAAATGATAGAAATAAAGATGAAGAAATTTCAATAAATTGTCATAGAAATATATGTCATCATGTATATCATCATAAAAATAAATGGATAAATGATAATGATGATAATCATGATAATGATGATAATGATGATAATGATAAATATAATCAATATGGATATAGAAAAATAAATAGAGTTTTTAATCATAATAGACGTCATAGACATAATATTCGTGATTATCAAGATAGAAGAGATAGATATGATAATGAAAATAATGAAAATAATGAAAATAATCAAAATAGTAGAAATCAAGACCAATTAGATTATGATGAATATATGGATGATTTAGATGGTTATTAAGTTTATCTAGAAAACATTAATCCTGCGTTTCCTGATTCAAATAATAATATATTATATCTTTCTTCCATTAAATGTAAATTATAGTTATAATCATAAAGTCTCCATGTTGGTTTATTTACACCAATCGGATTACTATCGTCATCACAAACTACTAATGTTTGAGCATTCGCATCAGCCGGAGGAGTGTATGTTGAATATTCAAATTCTATAACTGAAAATTTACTTAAATTTACTGCTCCACTAGGTTGTAGATTAAAAGGATTAGTATCTAAGCAAAAATTATAACAATATAATCCCGGTAATGAATATGCCGCGTTTCTTATATATTTTTCTACAATTCCATATATTTCAGCTGGAAATGGATTTTCTCGATATTTTCCATCAAAAAGTAATGCCCATGACATCATTATATCCCTCTGATTTTGTGGTCTTATTTGACCATATGTTGGAAAAAAACCTATCGGCACTAGATAACTATTACCTATTGAATTATATGGTAAGAAATTATATTCCCAATTTGTATAATTACTCCATTCATTTCTCTGATCTACATCATCTCTTTGAAAATACCACATCCAATTAGCTACTAGTCCTAAAGAATATATTTTTGTTCTTTGATTTCCAGTTACATTATGATAATCATATTCATGAACTTCTCTTATTAAATATTTCTGTGGTTTTGCCGCAAATACTCTGACTTCATCGTCACTTAAAAAAGCATATGTTGATACTAAATGTATGTCTGTAAACCAATCAGTTCTTTTATCATCATAAACGTCATTATTTGTTGCTGTTATATTATTAGTAGGTGGTGGATGTAAAAATCTATAAAATTGATATGCTGGAATATTTTGATCAGCTCTAATATATTTACCTCTGCGAAATTGATCATTTGGTTCTGGATTTAAAACATCTCTTATAACAAATAATTCTGTTATTGGTCTACATTCAATTTCAATTTGTAAATAATTATATTGTAATGATACTAATGGAAACGCCATTTTACTAGATAAAGTTGACCATATATTTATTGGTATATATATTGTTCTTGCTGATATAGATGGTTGTGGTCCACCTTGACTTTCGGGAACATAAGTAGCATTAGGATAGAAACCTTGATTTCCATTTTGTAGTTCAGGATTACCGCCATAAAATGCTGGATTTGTTAATTCTGAACCAAATGTTTCATTTCCATTTCCAATTAATTCATTAAATACCTTTTTTTTTTCTTCACTAAAATCACGATTTACCATATTCAATAAATATTGACCAGTAAATTCTTGTATTAACTGTCCACCAACAGTTACTTTTATTCTTCTTATTAATTGTGCTCCAATATTATCAATCCATTTAAATTCATATGGTATAAAATTATCTGGATCATTTTCATGTAAAACAGGACTCCATATATTAGGCAGTGTTACTGCTACAAAAGTATCCATTAACAAATCTGCATATCTTGGTACTCTAAAAGTAAAAACAGAATCTTCATTTAAACGAAGATTTCTCAACCCTGAGTAATCAATTCTAAATTTTTGTAAGCCAAAATTAGTATATTTTGCATATGTTGTTTTAAAAAAAGTTTTTGAAGGATTTCCATTTACAATAACATTTAAATTACCATAAGCAACTAAATTTAATAAACCTCCTCCCATTTATATATAATTATTATTATTATTAATTATATATTTAACTATTTTATCACTATTATTATATATGGATACTGCCAATAATATAAAAAATAATGTTATTGATACTACAAAAAAAACTTTAAATAAAATGAATAATAATCAAATTATTATTATTGTTTCAATATTGATATTTATAACTATTGTTTTTGGTATCGTATACTATATTTACAGTATTTTAAGATTGAAAGGTTCTACTGGAGCAAATTGCACTAAAATGGGATTACTCTATAAAAATTTTCCACATATAAAATCTTTAAAATTTTCCAATAATCAAGATTATGATTTAAGAGATTATTATATTAAAACAGCTTTTAATGCTTGTAGTCCTGGAAATTTTAAAAATGATTTTGTAAATACATGTGCTTTAGAAGCATGTATTAAACAAGGAGCTAGATGTTTAGACTTTGAAATTTATTCTGTAAATGATAAACCTATTATCGCTACATCATCTCAAAATGATTTTCATTTAAAAGAAACATTTAATTATGTTTCCTTCTCTGATGCTTTAGATATTATTAATCAAAACGCATTTGATGGTAATTGTCCTAATCCAGATGATCCATTAATTTTACATTTTAGAATTAATTCAAACAATACAAAAATATATACTGAAATGTATAACTCATTAAAAAGTGCTTTACAATCAAAATTATTAGGAATTAATTATAGTTACGAAAACAATGGTCAAAATTTAGGAAAACTTCCAATTAAACAATTCTATAACAAGGTTATAATTATTGTTAATAGAGATAATCCTCTTTTTCAAAAAACCGAACTTGATGAACTTGTAAATCTTGCCAGTGGTAGCGTTTTTATGAGACAAACTAGATTTAGAGATGTATTATATAATCAAGATTATAATTTTGCTGATTTTAATAAACGAAATATGACTATTGTTTTACCAGATAAATCAGGTGATCCAGTAAACCCTAATTTTTCTATGTGTCAAAAATTTGGTTGTCAATTCATTGCTATGACTTATCAAAATTATGATGCTAATTTGGAATTTGCCGATTTATTTTTCAGTGAAAATAATACTGCTTTTGTATTAAAACCTGAGAATCTTAGATTTGTTCCTGTTACAGTTGATAAACCTGCTCCTCCTCCAGAAAAATACTCATATAAACCTCGCCCAATTAAAAGTGATTTCTATTCATTTACTATATAATTCATATATTTTCTCTCTATATATTAATGAAAAAATATACTAAAGAACAGTTTAATGAAAAAGAATTAGAAATATTAAGGCATGCTGTTGATAAAGCAGAAGAAAGAGCTGGAAAAAGAATTGCTAATTCTCCTGAAATTATAACAATTATCAAAATTGTTGAAGATTTTATTAAATCTAAAAAATTAATATGTTATGGTGGAACAGCTATTAATAACATTCTTCCACAACAAGACCAATTTTATAATAAAAATATTGAAATACCTGATTATGATTTTTTCTCTCCAAATGCTTTACAACATGCAAAAGAATTAGCTGATATTTATTATTCAAAAGGTTACACTGAAGTTGAAGCAAAAGCGGGTGTTCATACAGGAACATATAAAGTATATGTTAACTTTATTCCAGTTGCCGATATCACATTTCTTGAAGATAAGTTATTCAAGGCAATCTCTATGGAATCAATTCATGTTAATGGTATTATGTATGCTCCTCCTAATTTTTTAAGAATGAGTATGTATCTTGAATTATCAAGGCCAGAAGGTGATGTTTCAAGATGGGAAAAAGTTCTTAAAAGATTAATATTATTAAATAAACATTATCCACTTAAAGGATATAATTGCGAACCAAAGGATTTTGCCAGAAAATTTGAGAACGATACCAAAGAAGATAGTGATAAATTATATTATATTATAAGAAATAGTTTTATAGACCAAGGTCTTGTTTTCTTTGGAAGTTATGCTATATCATTATATTCAAAATATATGGGTAAAAAAGAAGAAAATTTCCTTAAAAAATATCCAGATTTTGATATATTATCTGAAGATCCGGCGCGTTCAGCGCAAATTACAAAAGAACGATTAAAAGGTAATGGAATTAATAATGTAACTATTCTTAAAAAATCTGGTTTTGGTGAAATAATAGCACCTCATTATGAAATTATTGTAGACAATGATACTGTCGCATTTATATATAAGCCATTAGCTTGTCACAGTTACAATAATATTAAAATCAAAGGTAGAAATATTAAGGTTGCAACCATTGATACTATTTTAAGTTTTTATTTAGCCTTCTATTACAGCAATCGCCCTTATTATGATAAAAATAGATTGCTTTGTATGGCACAATATTTATTTAATGTTCAAGCAAGAAATCGGTTAGAACAAAAAGGATTGCTAAAACGTTTTAGTATTAATTGTTATGGTAAACAAGAAACTATGGAATCTATAAGAGCTGAAAAAACTGAAAGATTTCAAGAATTGAAAAATAAAAGAGGAACTGAAGAATATGATAGATACTTTTTACGTTATATTCCTTCTGAAAAAGACAACAAGGAAAATAAGGATAAAAAAGCTAAAAAAACTAAAAAAAATAATAAACGTAGAACACAAAAAAGAGGTAAAAAACAACAAAAAACTAAAAATAAAAGAGGCAAATTCTTTGGATATAAATTGCGCCTATAAAATATGATTTTTTAAAAAATCTTTATAAATGTAATTAATTATCATATGAATGTTTTCTATAATATATGATTTTCTTATTTTCTCCGGTATATTATTATAAAATTTTATAATATACTCGATACTAAAAACTACTAATATAAAAATTATATTTCTTAATCTTATCATAATATAATCATTCATTTTCCAGTTATCTACATATGAACAAAATTGCGTTTTTTTATTGTGAAATAAATTGTCTATATCTACAATTCCACTTAATAATCTAGTAATTATATTATTTTCATTTTTAATTATAAAACATTCAAATAATTTATCTAATGATAATAATTTAATAAATATAATTTTTTTATCACTTTTTTCAAAAATATATGGTGAAATACCATCTAAATAATTTTCTTTATAATAATATTCATCATTTATCATGTAAGGTATAAAACACGATTTTATTATACTTTCATATATTTCTTCTTTACTATTATAATTATTTTTTGTTACTTTTTTTGTATTTTTTACTTCATGGTATGTTATATATAATTTATTATTTATCATATCTAATGAATAATCTTTTTTAACTACTATATCATATAATAATTCTTTGAATAATTTAAAATTGTTATTCTCTCTATAACATTTTAATAAATCTTCGTAATTATTAATACATTCTTGTATATTATTAGTTAAATAACAAAATCCTATAAAAGAACCAATACTACAACCTGATATTCTTTCTATATTTATAATTTTTTTCTTTTCCAATGTTTTTAAATATAAAACACATCCAATTTGATAGCCTCCATTAAATAAACCGCCATCTAGAACTAAATCTATATTTTTATAAATTCTCTTATTATCTAAATTATCTATTAGAGCATTTATATGTGTATTTATTGTATTCAAATTTATTTTTGTTTTTTTAACCATATATTATAATAATTATGATAATAACTTAAAATAATTATTACGAATAATTAATAATGGAAAATAGGCCATCGTGGAGTGAATATTATAAGCAATTAGTCGAAATTACAGCTACACGTTCGGCTTGTAAAAAATTACATGTTGGATGTATTCTAGTAAAAGATAATAGAATTATTTCTCAAGGTTATAATGGTTATTTACCAGGAGCACCTCATGAACAAGTTATTAGAAACGGCCATGAAGTCGCAACTGTTCATGCAGAGCAAAATGCTTTATGTGATTGTGCTAAAAGAGGAGCGTCTTGTAATGAAGCTTTTGCATATATAACTCACTATCCTTGTCTTAATTGTATGAAGTTATTAGTTGCCTCTGGAATCAAAAAAATATATTATATTAATGATTATAATAATGATGAATATTGCCAAAAAATTAGTGAAGAACATAATATTCCAATTGAAAAATTATAGAATTAATCTTTATCAACATATACTTCATTACAAATATTCTTAATTATTTTTTCCTTATTATCTTCTATTGATTTGCCACATTCACGCAATAGCTCGGCAAACTCTTCTTGTTGTTTTGAACAATT